GATCCGCTCGAGAACCTCGCTCTGCTCACGCGGCGTGCGCGGCAGCTTCTTCCACTCTTCCACGTAGATCAGGTACTCGATCTCGTGGGGATTGTTCGGGTTCTCAGTCCCCATGACGGGGTGCTGATTGAGTCCTGCAATCGCCACGGGAACCGGGAGCGGCCTCGTCTGCGGATACGGCGGCAACTCCCACTGTCGGCCCCCATACATGATCGTCAGCTTCTGCGAGCTTCGGTTGCCCACGGTCACCGCGTCATGCCCGAACTGATCGTACATACTATCTCCCTGTGTTCAGGAAGGGGGGCCGTTCAGAACTCCTGAACAGCCCCCGCTTCGTTACTCAGCGCGAACGACCACGAGCGACTGGCCGGTCACGCCGTCCATCCGAGCGTTGTACCCCGGATAGCGGCAGTGGTACTGCTTGCGGATCCGGTACAGCGCTTCGAACGCGTCACGCGCCGTCGAGCCGGTGCCGATCCGCTGGAGGATCGAGCCGTCCTCGTCCACCCACTTGCCGGGTTCCGACTCGTAGCACACGAAGCCGGATTCCGACTTGTTGAGCAGCATGATCTGGTCGAGCGGGAAGTCCCGAATGACCTTGATCGGGATCTCACCGAGGGTCACATCGCCCTGCGTCAGCGCGACGGTGCCGGCGTCGGGCTTCTGGAGCGAGGCCGCGACGTACCGACGATCCGATGCCATCGAGTTCAGGTACACCCGACGCGTGCTGTGATGCATGACGAGCATCTCGACCTTGGAGCCGAGCTTCTGGTCGAGAATGTCGGCAACCTGCTGGATGCCGTCCACGCTGAACGCACCGCTCGACGCCTTCACGTAGGAACTGAAGTTGCCGTAGGTGCCACGGTCCACACCGAAGTAGTTGCTCCGGTACGTGCCGTCGTCAATCAGCCCGACCAGGCCCCAGAACGCCTTCTCGTACGAGGTGTCGAGAATGTCCGTGACGGTCGAGTTCGCAACCTGCACGATGTAGTCGTTGTTGGCCCACGCCGCGTTCGGAGCCGCCGAGCAGGTTACGTCCGTGCCGTCCGAGTTGCACGCCGTCACCTGAACGATCCCCGCACGGAGTGCGCCGGTCACGGGGTTCACAGCGCCGATGTACATCCCCGGCTGGATGAAACGGTTGCCGAAGTTGTCGTTCGTGATGCCGCCGGGGGCGTCGAGTTCCAGCGTGGTGTCGCCGCTGGGCGTGGCCTCGTCGATGAGGGCCAGCACGCCGCGCCCGTCCGAGCAGAGCGCGTACTCTTCACGCCGCGCCAGATCCTTGATGAGTCCGTCCATCTCGTCCTTGCGAGCGCTCTTGAACGCGCCCTTGGACGACATGGAGTCCGACATGGCCTCGTAGGTCATGCGGATCCGGCCCATCAGTTTCTTCTGGCCGATGCGGACCTGCACGTGGCCCTGCGCCCCGGCATCCGCGATGGCCGAGTCCTCACCGACGAACATCGGTGAAGTGTTCCGCGACACGTGCGCGGTGTAGACGACCTCGCGGCCCTGGAACCCGTCCTTCTCAAACTTGAACAGCTCCTTCAGCGGGTTCTTCTGATTCAGCTGTTCGCTGACGAAGTCCTCGTAGTAGTCCTTGAGGATTCCGTCAATCGTCTGGGTGTCTGCGCCCATTGTTCTCTAGCTCCTAACGCGCCCCCTGAAAGAGCGCGTTCCAAGCTGCGTCGTGAAGATCGTCTTCGGTCTTCGGCTTCGGCGGTCGCGGAGTGCCGATGGCGTTCGTGCTACGCGGCACCGAGGGGAGCCGCTGCGCACGTTCCACTCTCTGCGCAACCTGTGCCGAAGCGCTTCTCCGTACGGGATCCAGCACCGCAGCGGTTGTGCGTTTCCAGAAATCCTCAACCAACTGAGGATCCTGCGACAAGTATCGCTCTCGCGCCTGTGGGTCACGCTCGACCCAGCTGATGAACGCGCTTTCGAAGACGCCACGTGCGACGGGATCGAGCTTGTCCCCGTAGACTTCCGTGATCTTCGATTGCAGAGTACGCAAGGAGTTCTGGCCGACGTTCGTCCAGTACTGTTCCCACTGCTGCTGCTGCTGGGGCGCGGTGTCCAGCAACTGTCGCAGCTGGTCAGGATTCATCTCTTCGAAGCGAGCCAGATTCGGAAACAGCTTCTTGAACTGCTCGCGAATCGCCGCCGTCTGAGGATCGTCCTGCTGCTGCGGAGCCTGTGGAGTCCGACCGAAACTCTCCACCCGCTCCTGCAACTGCTTCGCGTACTCTTCCAGCTGCCGATAGCGCTCCGTGACTTCGCGGAGCCGGTAGCTGGGCACCATCTGCCCTTCCTGCGATGCAGGAGCCGATCCCTGAGCCGCGCCCTGAACTGTCGGGTCAGGTGCCGTTGGTTGCTGCGGCTGGGCAGCAGGATCGGGAGCGGTAGGCGAGCCGCTCTCAATGTCGCCGTTCACGTTCGGATCGAAGTTGTCCATTCGCGCTCACCCTTGTTGTCGCGGTCGGTTCCGCGAGAGCCTGGATCTATGTCGCAGACAGTATTGTCCGCGACAACGAGTGTGCCAATCAAATTACCGTGGGCCTCGAGGCCCGTTCCCCTGTGGCACATCAGCGGGATTCCCTGATTCACGATTGCTGTTGTTCATCGCCTGTGCTGCGCCGGCCCCCTTCGACACACCCACGGACATACTCACCTTCTGCGGCGCGGGGATCCCTCCCGGCGGCATCTTCTTCTGGATTTCGAACTCGTGCTTCTCAAGGTGCCACGTGAAGCACTGCTCCAGCATCGGGAACTGCTGGAACAACTCACGCGCCGAGTCGCTGTTCGCCCACTTCGCGTGTTCCGTCAGATGCACCATGTCGTTGTTCCACTTCTTCCACTGGAACGGCGTCAGCTGCGGAGGTTCGGGCGGCGGCGGCGGGGCCGGGGGCGGCGTGGCCGCTCCGGTCATCGGATCGATGATCGGCGGCATGGACGACAACTGCTGGGCCATCTCCTGATACTGTTGCAGTCCCATGCTGTACTGTTGTACTTGCATTTCGATCTGCTGCAATATGGCAGGATTGGCCTGTACGTTGCCAATCCACTCTTCGAACGCGTCCTGCTCCTGCAAGGACGCCTTCACATCGGCGTCGAGCGACGGCAAGAGTTCACTCAGTCCAAGCTCCTGCAAGATCTGGTAGCGCTGTTCGGGATCCTGCCCGTTGATCACCTTCAGGTTGTTCGCCTGTTCGATGGCCGCACGCCGCCCGAGGTTCGTTTTCGGCGCTTGCGTGCCGTCTTCGACCACAATGTCGATATCGCCCTGAAGTTTCGCACGTTCGAAGTGCTTGAACGTCCACCGCTTGTTCGGTGACACCACCGACACGATGCGTTCGTCGGGTCCGTACTGACGCTCCAACTCGAGCGCCACGGAGTACCACTTGCGGTACGCCGAACCACGCTCGTTGAAGACGGTGGCGAAGCGCGACTGGCCTCGCTCGACCAGCAGCTGCAACGTGCTGAACGCCTCGACGCCGGCGGGTTTCGCGCCCTTCAGTACGTCGAACGTCCCACTCAGCTGCTCCAGATCAGCGAGGTACTGCTGGCGCAGCTGGAACAGTGTCGGCGGAATGTTCTCGCCAGCGATCCGTTCCGGCTTCGCGCCGCCTACCGTGAGCGGGTTGTACTTCACGATGAGGCCAGGCTCACCCGTGAAGCTCGTTACATCCGCGCCCTTCGGCTCCAGCCAGATCGGATTGCTCATGCGCTGGATGATCAGCTGCGTCATCGCGTCCAGCTGGTTGATCTGATCCTGCTTCTGGATGATCAGGTCAAGCGGACCACCGGCCCACAGGCGTCCACCCACGGGCTTGAACGCGATGTGGATCCACGGCCAGATCGGTTCGCCGTCACCGCTCGCGTACGGCAACGGGCCTGGGCAAGACTCGTTCTCGTCGCGCAGCACCTTCGCTCCCGTACCGTTGCCCAAGACGACCATGAAGAGTCCCTTCGGGAACTCCTTGTTCGGCTTGACCCACAGGCGGAAGGTTTCGATGCCTTCGGCCTTCTGATCGCCCTGCGATCCCCAAGACCACGTAGTCGGGACGTTCGAAATGTCCGTCTGCGCACCCAGCGCACGCATCATCTGAAGCGAGCGCTCCGAAGGCGAGCTGCTGAAGCGAAGATCCTTGATGAAGTCCTTGCCGTACGTCTGCTCGAGCGTGCGCTTTGGCGTCCAGCCCATTTGCAGCAGCACGGGAGAGTCATCGAAGTTCTTGTAGATCGGGGGGACAGCCACTTCAAGCGGAGACAGCGCGAACGTGCGTCCGCGGCCAAGCGACTTCTGCACGGGCAATCCGCCCTGAGGATCCCACGCCGTCCCTTGGCACACCGGACACGCGACGGCCCCAGCCTCGTCGGGCTGCGGCATCTCGTGTTCGGGAACCTCCGATCCGCACGCCGCGCACTTCTGCGTGGGCAGCATCACCGTGCCTCGCTGGTCATCCTTGTTCCAATGCGGATGCAGGATCGCGTTGCCGGTGACCACGAGCCAGAAGTCGGCGTCACGGAAGACCTCCTTCATCTCGTGTTCGTCCGCGATGTACGGCTCGATCTCGTCTGCGATCTCCGCAGCCGCGACGTTCTTCACCGATCCGCCAATCGGCTTCACGGTCGTCGCCAGCTTGATCCCGCCGAAGAGCGACACGAGCGTTTCAACGGCTTCAGAGATCTTGTTCGTGACGGGCCGTGGCATCCACTTCGCGAGCCGCTTGTCCATCCACTGGCCGCGGCGCTTGTCGTAGTAGATCCACTGCCGCCCCAGCAGGTAGAGGATGTTGCGCCACCACAGCCGTTCGAACATCGAGCGCCCTTCAAGGCACTCTTCCTTGAGCGTCTTGAAGACTTCCAGCAGCTTCTGATCGTTGGCATAGGGATCTTCTGGAGCCGCCGGCGCGAGCGGATTCGCGCTGAACGCCTTGTCGATGGCCCCGTCCAGTCCCTGTGGCGCAGGACTGCCCGTCACGGGCGCGGGGATGTTCGTAATGTCGGCCATGGCTTTTCCTTATGGGACAGGTTCGTGATCCACCCCGAGCTTCTTCGCCTCGTCGTCCCCTACGTCATCGAAACTGATCTGACCGATGATCGAGTTCAGATCCGTGCGCACATCGGCCATGGACTCGCGTCCGCTGCGTTCGATCTTCGGCGCGGGGATCTGCATCCCGACCACGCGGTGGAGCAACGCGGCGCGTTCGTCCTCAACATGGTTGAGTCGTACACGCGCCCATTCGAAGTTGTTCTGCGCGATGGCAAGCTGCGTGGTCAGCAGCTCAACCTTCGTGCGCAGCGCGATGTTGTCGTCGCGCATTCCCGAGATCACCGAAGCCGGATCGATGTACTTGCCCCTACTGAACATCTGCCCCTCCCCAGAAATCCTGCGTTGGTGTCAGGCCCGTATTCCAGTCCAATTCGTCATCCTCGCGTGGGTTGTTCGCAGCCTTCTCGCGCAGCCACGCCTTGCGTGCGTACTCAGGCACGGACTCGAGCGTGCGTCCAGTCTGCGGTACGGGCGGGGCCGGAAGTTCCGGCCACAGCATCACTCCGTACCGTAGCGCATCGCACAAGTCGTCATCAATCTTGAACACATCCTCGCGGCGCTTCTCGCCCTGATTGGATGTGGTGTCCTTCCAGTGGTACGTCGTCAACTGATCGATGAGTTGGGGGCATCGATGCTCGATGAAGAACAACTTCCTCGTACGCATCCACGCCTGCACGCGCTGTATGCCCAACAGCACGCTGTTTTCTGCGGCGCTCGCCTGAATCCCGTACTGCGACAACTCGATCATCGCTTGGGTGGCGGTGCGGTCCACAGCCCATTGCGTGTTCTGATGCCCCGCAAGCAGCAGCTTGAGATGGTCCGCGTGATCCGCGAAGGAAGTCATCCTCCGCGAGTACTCGTTGACGACGACTAGCCCTGCTGGGCAGGGATAGATGAAGACCGCAGCAAACGGGTGATCCGCGCCAGGATCCGCGCCCACCAAGAGCTTGTCGTGGGCTGGGATGTTCGGCCAAGTCGGGATAAGTGCGCGGATCTCAGCGTCCGTGCGTAGAATGCACTGTTCGACCCTGTCTGGATCGTAGATCGCGCCTTCGAAGCGGACGATCTTCGCCTCGTACTCCTGTTCGAACCACTTCGGGTCGAGCGTTTGCCGTGCTTCCTCAATTTCTTCCCTTGGGATGAACGGATTGTCCGCGGTGGTGTACGTGCAGCCCCAGTAACCCGGAACCTGTGACGCTCCGGGGAGCGCACGCTTGTAGAACGCGTGATAGCCCCAGTCGAAACCGTTCGGCGTCGTTGTGAACCACGCCGGCCCACCGTAATCCGACAGCGCTGGACGGAAAGTCTCCCACGAGAGCTTGTTGATCTTGCGAATCTCGTCCCACCATGACCAGTGGACGCCTGGACCGCGCATTCGTTCTGGATCTTCGGCAGATCGGAAGGCAATCGCGCTGCCGTTGATCAGTTTCAGCGTCGTATGCTGCGCGGACCACCCGTTCTTCGCGATCCACGCGTGCGGCATGACCTTCAGGACGGCTGGAATAACGTAATCGTGCAGATCTCCGTACGTCGGAGCCACGCACCAGCCCAGCGTGTTCGGAATTGCCGCCTGTTTGCACGCGGCGACGGCCCCTATCAGCGTTTTTCCTCCCCGGCGTCCAGCCAGAAGGATGAAACGCGTGAAGGCACGCTTGCCAGCCTTGGTTTTCAGGTCGAGGGCTTGCAGGAAGGCTTGCTGATACGGGTTGTACAGCAGCTTGAACGTGCCTTCGCCACCTTGAGTGACCTTCATCGCGCTACTGCGGCTTCTTCGTCTTCGCCGCCTCGATGACTGCGATCACTTCCGGCGCGTGCTTCCCGACGAATTGCAGGAACTTCCACACGTTCTTCCACCAGCCCATGCCGTACCCCCTACTTGACGACTTTCGTCGTCTTTTTCTCGACTACCGGCGCGTACGAGTACTCGCTGGCGGGACGCCAGTTCGGACTGTTCTTCTCGCGCCAGTAGGAACGGTCCCCGTTCCACACGATGCTGCCTTCGGCGGGGCCGCTGATGCTGACTTTCGACACGCCAGGAGTCTTCGGACCACCCGTCTTCGCCGCGAGTGCGCCGAGCGGAGAAACCTGCGGGGCCGGCTGCTGCTGCTTCTGCGCCGCCGCCTTCAGTCCCTCAATCGGACCAATGATCGGAATGTCCTGTCCGTACATGAAGCTCATCTGATTTCTCCACCGTAGCGCGTGTTCATCGGTGCCTGTCCACCGAGGAGCCGCTTGATGTTCATCGCTTCCGTTCGCGCATTCAGCATCGTGCTGTAGCCTTCAGCATCGTTCGGCGCGAGGCCCGTGTCTCCCGTGAACTGCGGATCCAGCCGGTCACCGTACGACGACTGGAGCGCCTTCAGACGCTGTATCGCCATCTGCGCCTGAGAGCGGTCAATCGGATTGAACGTCCCCTGTCGGCCCGTGTTCGTGCCGAACTCGTAGCCGTCGCCCTTCGTTCCCTTCTCCCCCCAGAAGGGATTGGACATTGCGCCAACCAGTCCTACCATGTCAGTCCTCGTCCTCGCACTCGCACTTCGCCTTGCCGCAGTCCTTGCACTTCTGCGCGGCGCGTTTCAGACCCTTGATGGCGAAGTCGCCCTTGCCCTTCTTGGCCGGGAGATCATCGAAGTCCTTCGTTTCCTTCGCCCACCGCTTCGCGATCTTCGGATGCTTCGCGAACATGAACCCCTGCTGCGCCTTCGACTGGAACGGCATGGTCGTTCTCCGATCTGGTAGCGGGAGCGGGAGTCGAACCCGCGACATTCGGCTTATGAGGCCGACGCTCTACCAACTGAGCTATCCCGCATCAACTCGCCTTCACCCAATCGCCGCACCACTCGTACGCGGGTGTGCGGGGGAAGATGGCTTCAGCCTCTACGTGTGTCTCCCGGTTCTCCCCCTGCAACTGTAGGCACGGCCACGGCGCGTAGCGGTGGCATTGGCCCCAGCCGTTCTCCTGCACCCAGTACTTGCAGTTGCTACAGCTTGAGCTCGTCGGCGGCATGGTCACCTCGCATTCATGGCGTAGCCAACGGCGATCATGTACAAGATCGCGAGGAACGCGAACGCAAGACCCTCGCCCCAGGTTCCGGTTACTTCTTTCGCTTTCCTTTGCACGCCATCAGTCTTCTCCACGCATTGCGGCATTGAGCTTCTCCTGCGAGCGCTCGAGGAAGGTCGAGCAGTCGCGTAGAAGTTGCCACGCCCGTTCGTACAGTTCGGTTGCTTTGATGACCTGAGATTGCAGCTGCTGAAGATGCAGGAGTCGGACTTCCGTAGGAAAGCGTTTTTCTGGCGGCATGGTGCCTATGGTCCGACGCTCCGCGTCAGTTAGGGCTTGCTCACTGAGCTGGTCCGTCATGCGACATTACCACGCAAAGTCCGACTACCTGCGCCAACAATTGTTCCATGATCGGGGCTGGTAGCGCCAGTAGTTCCACCCCGAGGTTCGTCTTGAGGCGATACAATGTCAGGTCTTGCCATGCCATCATCGGGAAGAACTGCACGAGGTACCGCAGCGCTTCCTCTGAGTTCTGTGGCATCGACACCGCCGCTGGAGAGATCGGCACACGTTCGCCAGCCATGATGTTGATCTCGCGATCTTCACTCACGCGGTTTCCCCATGACTTGCCCCGGCGTCACATCGATCACGTTCCCCTGCACGCCACGCGGCAACTCAACCTGAATCTGAAGATGCATCGGCCCCACGGATCCCGTGGACGCCTGATGCGTGTGCGTGCGGAACGCGCCGCGTCCCTTCAGCACCTCCAGCGTGTAGTCCTTGTCGCCCTCTTCCAGCCCGTTCAGCAGGTTCTCCATCGCGAGCGGAACGGCCTGGTGGTCGAGGATCGGGCCTACGTCAGTCAGCTTCCCCTTCGCACGGGCCACGTACAGGTGCGAGCGGACGGTGTTCTCAGCCATCGCGAGCTTCTCTGCGATCTGGGGGACCGTCATCCCCACCAGCCGCAGGGCGACAACCTGCGCCATCCGGGGCGGGAGTTCGGCCCCCTCAGGTACCTGAAGCTCGTCCAGATTGATCGTGGCTGTCCGCGGGACCAGATCGGTCTGCCGCGCCTTCCGGCGTTCCGCCGACGCTTCCGCCTCGCGTTCCTCCCGCGCTACGAGCTTCGGGTTTCGCGCTCTGGGCATGGTAGGCTCCCCGACGATTGCAGTAGGCGACGTAGAGAGTTCTTCGGATCGTTGGGTCCATCTTCTCGCCGGCAGCGATCACAGACATTGCGCGGCACCTCCGGTCCACACGCCAGCGCCACACAGTCCCAGATGGAACCGCATCGTCCGCACGTGTGCTGATGGTCAGAGAACGTCGTCACGTGAATACCCTACCACGCCGACGCCTCAGGCCGCATCCTGTCTGCTCCCTGTTACATCCTATAGAGATACTTAGACTGTTACTGTTACTCTGCCCCTCCGAAGGGGCTTGGAAGGGGCTTCGAAGGGGCTTGCAAGGGGCTTGGAGTGATACAAACCGTAGGCACTTACTGACAAGTGCCGACACTTCGGAACAGGCGTATCATGGGCATGGAGGTGTGCTGTGATTCTCGCGCTGCCCCTCTCCTGCCTGTTCCTCATCGGGTACTTCCTGTTCCTGATTCGGGTTCATATGACCTCCGAATAGGGTCTATCGCCCCACGTGACCCCGATCAGGATCAGATAGGCTCGTACCATGAATCTTGAACTCCTCGCCCGTCACCGCCCAATCCTGGCCCTCCTGCTGGCTCCCTGCATGGGGGCGCTCTTCGTCATCGCCCTGCCCTTCATCGGCTGGTTTGTTCTCCTTCGCGCCATCGTAGCCCGACTACGACAGGTCCGAATTATACGAACAGCCCCGAACCTTCACTAACCGCCCTGTGATAGAAAAAATTATCGGGCATACCTCCTGCTTTCATCGCAGGGGGGTACCCCTCTTTTCTGAAAAATTACTGTAGCGGTAACAGTCCCTTCACGTGCGCACCGCCACCCCCGGCGCGGCGTCCCCCCTGCCGGCGCGATGAGCTCTGGCCGCGGCCCAGGTTTCCTCGAGCTGCTGGCCGGCGCTGTTCCTACGCGTAAATCCTTTTCTATCTACGCGTTACAGCATAAGCGAAGATACGGTAAAGCCTGATAATATAGATTATGTTACCTACGCTTTGGCCGGCTGTGATCCCTCGCAAGCGCTTATCCTGCTATGCTTTACGGCTCGAGGACGTAGGCGAAAGTATCATGCGACAGTGTGCAATCAGCATGGTTTGACAGTGTTCGCAGCGCTTGCAGTGCGCAGCGCTTGCAGTGTTCGTCAGTGTTCGCAGTCCTCGCAGCGCTGGCAGTCCTCGCGAGGTTCCCTCAGTCCTCGCTGTCTGTCTGTTACTGTTTCAAGCGCTTGTATTAGATACCATCCTATCTAACCTTGACTCTACCATCCTATATAGTGCGAGAGTCTGCGCAGGAATACACTATTGTCTTATTATCTGCGACAATTGTCAGAACTTGGGGTGTCTCAATTCCAGGCACTCGAGCTTTTTCCTAATGTTTTCGTGTCTGTCTGCGCTGGCAGTGCGCTTGCACTGTCTGCCAGTGTTCGCAATCCCGCGAACATCAGAGATTGGATGGTGCTAGATGATGCTACAGACACTGAGCGAAAAGGAATTGAGACAGGCACGCAAGCGCTGCAATGATGCTATCGGTCGTCTTTCGAATCCCTCCAAACTCCCGAAGAAAACACGCAGACAGCGTAACATCTCCACTGGTTCGTCATACTCTACCAGTGCGTATGATTGTCACGTTGGCGGTATTCTTCGCGAGGTTCCCGGCAGTGTCTGCGAGGACTGTTACGCGTGCAAGGGACGACAGAACTTCCCAGCGAATCAGGCAGCGTATCGGAAGCGCAGCGCACTGTATCAGGAATTGGGCGCAGACAAGTGGAGGGACAATCTCTGCATCGCAATCGAGGACGAATCAGATTTTCGTTTCTTTGATAGTGGAGATCTCGCGGACTATGCGCAACTAGTCGCAATCGTCCAGCTGGCAGCGCTTCGGCCCGATGTTCGTTTCTGGTTGCCAACGAAAGAATACGCACTGGTTGCGAGACTCTACCGCGAGCGAATCGAGGTTCCCTCCAATCTCTGCATTCGGGTGTCTGCGCCGATGCGCAATAAGACAATCAGCGGACACTCTAACGTGTCCGTCGTCTTTGACAATGCCGCAGACGTTCCCGCTGATGCGCATATCTGCGCTTGTTCTCGCGGGATTCGTCATACTTGCGATGATCCGAACACTGGCGAATCATGCCGCAATTGCTGGGACCGTAACATCGCGATGATCTGCTATCTGAGGCACTGACAATGAATGATCATGATCCGCGAAACACTGACGACAGGCCCGAACCTCGCTGCAATTGCTGCGGCGCATTCCTGAGAATTGAGGGACACTCGCACTGGTGCGAGACACTGTCAGATCAGGATCTAATCGAATCCGCAGATCTCGATCAGGACTACATAGACGGCGGATCCTTCGGGAATAGCATCGCAGACGACGGACAGGCATAGCACCACAAGGGACGACAGTGTCGCAAGCGCTGTCGTCCCATCATCGGGAGGGACCATGTATCGGAAGCGCTTCACGAATCGCAGATCACGCCGGAAGTATGACGCACTGGACCGCGAGGTTGAGGCACGGCGTGCAATCATGCGGCTGTATCTGTCCGTCGATCCTGCGCAGTGTGATCACAGCGGGACACTCGTCCTCGACATGGTAGAGCAGGGATTCGCAGGGATTCACGGCAAGCGGACCTGCGAGCGCTGCGGTGTCGAGACAGACTCGCAGCACATCGTCATCGGTGTCGGGGATTCGAATATCACCGACGCGAAGCTGGCCGAAGTGCAGCAGATCCAGCGCGAACGGATCGCAGCGCATCGGGCGATGCTGGACGCGTGCAGCGTCGAATCGGATAGCAGCACATCGCAGGACTAGGGGACCACAATGGACTACAGCGATATGGAACGCGACGACGACGTAGCACGCTGCACAGAGTGTGACGGCGAGGGGCGCAGCATGGGGTTCTTGGGAATGCTGCAATGGTTCCGCTGCCGTGCGTGCGGCATGGAGTTTTCAGCACAGGCCGAAGGGACAGGTGAGAGGCATGACGACGAATAGCTGGCCCCCTGCGAAGCGCTTGCGCGTCCTCGTGGCGTGCGAGTATTCGGGCGAGGTTCGGGACGCGTTCATCGCGCTGGGACACGATGCAGTGTCCTGTGATCTGTTGCCGACAGACGCGCCGGGACCGCACTATCAGGGCGACGTTAGGGATCTCCTGATCCCCGGCGCATGGGATCTGCTTATCGGCTTCCCTCCGTGTACAGACATTGCCGTATCGGGGGCGCGTTGGTTCAAGTCGAAAGGCGAGGACCGTCAGAAGGCCGCGCTGGACTTCGTGCGGACGCTGATGGACGCCCCGGTCCCTCACATCGCAATCGAGAACCCCGTCAGCATCATCAGCAGCCGGATCCGCAAGCCGTCGCAGACCATCCAGCCGTGGATGTTCGGCCATGGCGAAACGAAGCGGACCTGTCTCTGGCTGACGAACCTCCCCAACCTTACCCCAACCGATATCGTGGATGGCCGCGAGCAGCGCGTCTGGAAGCTGCCGCCGTCCGCAGATCGCTGGAAGCAGCGCAGCAAGACGTTCACCGGCATCGCTCGTGCGATGGCGCAGCAGTGGTCCGACTATCTCACAAAGCAGGGGGCATAACATGGCGACAATGACGCGTGATCAGGCGATGGCGTGGGCGAAGACACCCTACGTTCACAAGATGGAAGAACCCAACCGCGAGGAACTGCACTGCGCCGCGCTGGAGCGGCTGCACATGGAAGTGCTGCGGCTGGAGATCTCGCTGGGTGCCTACAAGGACGCGCTTCAGGGCGCGACGTTCAAGAGGGTCTAATGGAACGCGACATTCGCAAGGAACTGCTCGACGCAATCGCTCAGTGGACGCCTACTGAGGCACAGATGGCCGCGCTGGAAGAGTGCGAGCGGAAGAACTACCTCGCACGCGAGGCTAACTGGTGGATGAAGTGGTTCGACGCCCTCGCGACGATCAATCGCTGCGCCGCCATCGGCAGCAAGAACTACGAACTGGAAACGCTGGGCTACCTCGTGTGGCTCCTGCATAAGCGGCCCATGCGCCGCAAGGCCGACGACTTCGTGCGGCCTGAGGGGGAACTGTGAGAGGCAACATCGGCCTGTGGCGTGCGAGGCTCGACACGCGCAACTTCACGTTCGAAGGCTACGGCGTAGACAAGGGGACGGCCCGTGCCGTTCTCGTGGCTGGTCTGGAGCGACACGCGCAGGAATACCGGATCCCTGCCGTCTGGTGGTCGGAGTACCGCGAGGATATCTACCTCACATACATCTCAGCTGGCGTGGCGTATCGCGACGGCGAAGCCTTGCCCCCCGTGGAGTACAAGAAATGACGCCCTGCGATTCGTGCGGAGAGCTCACGCGGCACCCGCGTTACTTCGACAAGCCGTACTGGATCTGCTGCCCCCGATGCGCCGACAAGCGCACGCAGGAAACGGGGCAGCTCGACAACGCAACCGCCAAGAACCTGGCGCTCGAGGACGCCGGCAAGAAGGGGGAAAACCATGGCAGGACGTAGGTTCATCGAGGAACACAAGATCAGCGGGACACTCACCATCCCGCTACGCTTCACGGTCCACGCGCTGTCCCGCGCCGATGCCGTCAAGGAATGCCACGCCATGCTGCGCGACGAAGAATGGCAACTCGACCACATGGTGGACGCCAGCGACAGGCCGAAGTACTTCAAGGTGGACGACAACGCCGTGCGAGTCGTCGCTGACCTGATCTACCAGAACACCACGGGAAACCGTGCAACCGCCGAAGCCGTGGCCGCAAAGATCGTGGCCTACTTCGGCAAGCGGAGGGGACGCTAATGGCACGCAGAGACTACACCGCAATGCGGGTCCGACAGGACAAAGAGAAGCACCCTGAGAAGTATTGCAGCGTGAAGGACTGCCTCTGGAAGACACCGCAACGGTACTGCCCGAAGCACTTCCACCTGTGGTCGTTCGTCGTCAACTTCCCGAACGTGGCGCGGCGCTGCGCCGAAGAACAGGCGAGGGACAAGGATGCCTAACGTGCCTCGATCACAATGGATCGCTGAACTGCGGCGCTCCTGGGCCTTGCGTGGCGTGTTCGTGGGAGGTTGTGTGGCCCGTGGGGACGGGTCCAGCTTCCGCGCCAAGGCCCACGCGCACATCACCGGGGAGTACGAGGGCTGGATCTGTGTTCGCAGCGCAGCGAGGCTGCTAGACCGCTTCCTGATGCTCCACGAACTGGCCCACATCATCACCGGACAGGGCCACACGGACGGGTGGCGTGCCTGTCTGCTGAAGCTGGGCGGGACGCTCGACGTTACATACGACGCCAAGGGCGCGGTCGTCCTCGGATCCTATCGGAAGCAGACTAGGAAGACAGAAGGTAGCTGAGATGCTGACATTCTCATGTGATCATCTGTTTACCGCAATGTTTCTGCTGGCATGGACAATGCAGTATCTGGGGGTATTATGGTTGCTATCTGGCAACGGGGAGAGGAACTGATCGAGGTCGATCAGAAGTACGGCTCGTGGTTCCTGACGGATGCCCGTGGGGAGGTGATCATGCGCGGATCACGGGCCGCGCTGGAGTCGTGGTTGAGGTTTGCAGGGTATGTCGAAGTGAAGTAGACTGTTTCATCTTCAGGGGAGAACATCAGTGAAAACCAATCAGAGTCTCTACGCGCAGTACCGTGGGCTGATCATCGTGCGTGACGAGAACGCACGGGAGATCGCGACGATCCATGTCCCGAACTACGCCGCTCCCGTGGCAGTCGGGGCCACCCTGAAGCGGCTCGTGAACGGCCACTTCTACTTCCCGCCCTCGTGGACGAACTCCAACGAAGCGACGACGGACGGCGCGGTGTGGTCGAACACGCAGGACTTCGCCGCGTGGCTCGTGGGCTACCTCAAGTTCGCCGGAACGCGCCGGCAGCGGCTGAACAACCGGACGAAGTTCTTCAACCCCGCGTCCATCGAACTGCTGCCCACCGGCACGCGTCCCGATGGCATCGATTACTTCTACGTCCTGCGGCCTCAGGTGTCGCGCACGAAGGCCGGGGTCCACATCAACCTGACCGTCGTCGCACGGCGCGGCTACGCCGAAGAGAACATCTTCGACGCCAACCTCCACGCGTTCGATCCGATCAAGGTGCAGGGCCGGGGCTACACGTTCATCGAGTTGGGGCGCTAGGTGTGGCTGCACCTACCATCAGGGTCTTGTCCCTCTGCACCGGAGCAGGGGGACTCGACCTCGGCGTCCACATGGCGTGCCGAACTGCTCGCACGATCTGCTATGTCGAGATCGAGGCATATGCCGCCGCAGTCCTGGCGGCTCGCATGGAAGAGAAAGCGCTGGATGACGCGCCTCTTTGGTCAGATCTACGAACCTTCCGTGGCGCACCATGGCGCGGTCGGGTGGATCTGCTCATTGGAGGCTACCCCTGCCAGCCGTTCTCCGTGGCCGGTAGACAGCGTGGATCCGAAGATCCTCGACACCTCTGGCCTGACGTTGAACGGATCATCGAGGAAGTCGCACCAGTCGCTGTTTTCTTCGAAAACGTATCCAATCATCTGTCGCTGGGAGGACACGCAGTCCTCCGAAGCCTACAAGAATTGGGCTACGCGACTGTGGCAACATTGCTTGAAGCGCAGGAAGTGGGAGCGCCGCATGAGAGGCAGCGCCTCTTCATTCTTGGCGTGGCGAACGCCCGATTGTCCGACCTCGCGGGGTGGCCCCGTGTCACCCGAATCGCGGAGGGCCGGGGGACACAGCGTCAACCTGCAAGATCAGGCGGCGAACTGGCCGACGCCACGGGTGGAGGACAGCGAGTGCTGCGGCAACCATCCGGGGAAGCAGGACAGCCTACACGCGACGGCGCGGCTGTGGCCGACGCCGGATGCGGGTGTGTCTCAGGACGGGGAGGGTGTGGCAACATGGGAACGTCGGCGTGCTGCCATGCTCGCGAAGGGCTACAACGGGAACGGCTGCGGCACGCCGCTGGCGATGGCGGTGCAGCTGTGGCCGTCACCGAACACGCGGGACGGGAACTCGGCAGCTCGGAAGACGACGACCACCGGGATCATGCACGATGGCGATTCGTTGACGGACGCGATCCGCGCCTTCCCACTTTCCCTCCAGCCCGAAACGACTTCGACGGATGGCGAGAAGTCCTCGCCGTCGATCAAGAAGTTGAACCCGCTCTTCGTGGAATGGCTCATGGGCTGGAAACGCGGGTGGACCGCCTTAGACTCTGCGGCAACGGAGTAGTGCCGCAACAGGCCGCACGCGCATTCCGCGAGTGCTGGACCGCATTGATGGAGAACGCATGAAGATCAAGATCTACCTGAACGCCAAGCTCGACAGCAAGAAGAAGGCAGACGCCTCGGTGCTGCTTGAGGAAGGCGACGGCGCGGGGCTGCTGCTGCGCGGCTTCAACGTGTGGCAAGGCAAGGGTCCAGGAGAGTTGTTCGTGACCCCGCCGAATCAGCAGTATCAGGACAAGACCGGCAAGAAGAAGTACTACCACCACATCAAGAGCGAAGTCGAGGGCGCACTGCTTCGGCTTCAGGACGCAATTCTGGAGGCGTACAATGCCAAGCTCTCAGGAAGTGACGAAGCCCCCCCAGATTCTGGCGATGACGACGGACCTTACTAGGGCCGAAGTCTCGCGGCATTGCAAGTACTACGAAGAGTCCGCGCCTGAGTCCGTGGGAGAACGGTACTGCCAATGCGGGATGCCGATGGCGGCTGACGGGCGATGCCCTGAGGGACACCGATGGACAGGAAACCGGATGAACCGTCGCCGGTCGTGGTAGTCGAGGTACTATTCGAACGGTACTTGTGTCCGTGCTGTGGCGGTCGGGTGCCTCGCAAGGCACCCCGCCGCGTGACCTACTGCTCGCGTGCGTGCTGGCGGAAGGCCACGGCGAGGCACAACCACATGATCTGGATCGCCGCGAAGGGCTGGAAGGAATACTACCAGTCGGGACGCGCCGGCCGATCTCACGGTCGGACGGCATGGTAGAAAGGCGCGGGACGGGCGACGAGGGGGACGCCACCCGCCCCGCAGTACACGCAACGGGGAGGAACATCGCGTGCGCCATCAGCTTACCGCACAAGAAGTGAACGCCGCAACGCTGGGCGTGGATGCCGAACAGATCTTCGAAGTAATTCGGCACTCCGCGCCGTCGAGCGCCGCGCACCTGTCAGAGCGCCTCTTCAAGCTGCCGCTTGAGGAAGTGAAGCTCGACGGACGCCGCGTCTACATCGCGAACAACCTGAAGATGACAGTTGACACCTGTGTCGATTTCCTGCAATTGATCGTCGGCCCGACGAAGATTGGGAAGCCGGTCAGGTGCTGGCTGAAGCGCGGGGACAAGTGGTCCCCGATCAGCGTGAAACAGAAGGAAGAGATCCACCTGATCTCGGAGTACTTCGCATGAGTTGCAACCGATGTGGCGGGGCATTGGACGGGTTCGGGTCAATCTGTATGGCCTGTACCCAGCAAGAGATCATCGTTCGCGAGAGCTTGAAACAGGTTAGCGCGGACGCGCAGGTTCTGGCAAAGCTCGACACGATCATCTTCGAACTGCGCGGCATTCACAACGAGTTGTGCCGCCAGCGTCTGCAAGGGAGGTAGCGTGAGTCCAGACCTGGCCGACAACATTCTGAGGATCGCAGTCGGCGCGGTCGTCATGTCGATTGCGTGGGCCACGTGCGTAGTGATCTACGCCTTCTTCAAGGGGGATGAATGAGAGGCACGAAAGCAAAGAGGATTCGACGGGCGGCGGCGCAGTACGTCACCGAACACAGGATGCGCGAGGTCGTAGACCGCAACGACTTGGGCGGCGTGTCCTACTACATCTCTGGCATTCGCCGGATCTATCAGGACATGAAGGCGGCGGTGAAACGTGGCTGAGTGCTGTTCCGCCGCGCATAACCTGAAGATTGTGGAAGAGCGCCTCAGTCGTACTGAGGACAACCTGCGCAAGTGCCTCGTGGAACTGGAGGAACTGCGCAGCTTCAAGCGACTTATGATGGCGCTGGCTGACAAGCTGCCGGTGCCTGAGATCAGGCGTGGTTAGCCGGGACAAGGCGTGGGGCTGGGTGATGCTGC